GTGATCGTAATGGTTGGGCTGTATGGATTGGAACGCCATGCGGCAAGAATGAGTTCTGGGAGATTTCAGAAAAGGCTCGGCAATCGTCCGAGTGGTTTCATTTAGATTTAAAGGCGAGTGAGACGGGGTTAATTCCTCAGTCTGAATTAGACGATGCCCTAGAGCAAATGGGCTACGACCGTTATCAGCAGGAATACGAAAATAGTTTCGACGCTGCCATAGTCGGGGCCTACTTTGGGCGCGAGATGGCTGAAGCGCAACGTGATGGCAGGATCGTTGAAAGTCTGCCGCAATTAGACACAGAAATACATACAGCCTGGGATTTCGGTAACGGCGCTAATATGGCTGTCTGGGCCTTTCAACAAGGGAAGGATGGGCCGCGTGTCGTCGATTTCATTTCGATCAGCGGATATTACTTTCTCGATTATCTCAAAGAGATCAAAGACCGCAATTACACAGGCACATGTTACGTTCCGCACGACGCAAAGGTGCCTTCATTCGAGACCGGCAGGACACGCATTGAAACGATGCTGGCAGAAGGAACTAAGCCTGTTCTGGTGGCAGATCATCGTGTCGAGGACAGAATACACGCAGCCAAGCTCACCATCCCACGAACGCGGTTTGATGGCGGACGATGTGCTTCGGGTTTGGAAGCACTAAGGCAATATAAACAAGAATGGGACGATAAGGCGCGTGTGTTTAAGAACACGCCAAAGCATGATTGGGCGTCTCATCCGGCTGATGCGTTTGGTTATCTCGCTATGGCATGGCGTGAACACATACAGCCTGAGATTGATAGAACTGCGCCAAAGCCAATGCGCGGTTTAAATGAAATAACGATTGATGAATATATTTCTGCCGAAACAGGCGGTTATGAAAAGCGAGATAGGGTTTAATGGCTTCAGACGATACATATCAAACTGAAGGCCAGGATAAGCCCGCTGCGTATTATCTTGATTTGATTGAAAGCGCTCAACGTGCGCCTGAGATGCACGAATGGAATGAGCGCTGCAAAAAGATACGCAAGAAATATCGTTACGAAAGCAGCCAGACTAACAAGACGCGCAAATATCAAATCCTCTGGTCAAATATGGAGGTGATGAAGCCGGCGGTTATGGCAAAGCCGCCATTGCCGGTTGTGCAGCGCCGTTATCGTGATGCTGACGCTGTTGGCCGTGAAGCCTGCGATTTGTTAGAGCGCGCTTGTCGGTTCCAGGTCGAAAGCAACGATTTTTATAGCCGCTTTGAGCAAGTCAGAGACGATTTCCTGCTTTATGGCCGTGGCGTTGCAAGGCTTTATTATGAGCCAATAACGGTCACGGTGGAAGACGAAGACGACGTTGACGGACTTGATACGGCGTCAATGATGGGTCTTGATAGCGAGACTGCTGAAGAAAAGCAGGAAGCTATGGAGGCAGGCAATCCAAACGAGGTTTTGGATTTTGAGCATGTAAAACTGCGTTACGTCCAGCGCGAAGATTTTGTATGCCAAGCCGCTAGAACCTGGGACGAGGTGCAATGGGTCGCGTTTCGGGCGTATCTGTCCAAGGACGACCTAACTGAGCGTTTTGGCAAAGAGATAGCCGAAAACATTCCGCTTGATGCGCAGCCAGATATGCCAAGCTCTGACAGAATGAATAATAATTCTGTTTCGACTGTAATGAGCAAGGCGACGATCTGGGAATTTTGGAACAAAGAAACGCAAAAGGTTTGCTGGATTGCTAAAGGCTATCCAAAGGTTTTAGAACACGGTGCGCCATATCTTAAACTTGATGGCTTTTTTCCATGTCCAAAGCCAGCTTTTGCGACGCTGACAACGGATAGCCTCGCGCCTGTTCCTGACTATGTTTATTACCAGGATCAAGCTGAAGAAATTGATACGCTAACGGCGCGTATTGGCGCCCTACAGCAAGCCCTAAAGCTGGTGGGCTTTTATCCTGCCGGCCCACAAGGCGAGGGCGCGCCGGAGATTGAGCGCGCTATGGCTCCTGGCTTTGAGAATAAGCTAATTGCCGTAAAGTCTTGGGATAATTTCACCAAGGGCGGCGGTAATGCGCCAGTTGTTTGGTTGCCGGTCGATCAAGTCGGTAATTTGCTTAAAGGCTGCGTCGAATTACGTCAGCAATTAATACAGGATATTTATCAAATTGTTGGCATTAGCGATATTATGCGCGGCGACGCTAACGCTGCTGAGACGGCCACGGCGCAGTCGATCAAGGCTCAATATGGCTCAATCCGTATTCGTGAGCGGCAGCAAGAATTAGCGCGTTTTAGCCGTGATATTGTTCGTATGCTGGCTGAGATTATTTGCACACAGTTTCAGCCTGAGATATTGCTGAAAATGACTAATATGAGCTTGCCAACTGAGGCAGAGCTACAGCAACAACAAATGATGGCGCAACAACAAGCGCTCATGGCGCAAGCGCAGCAAGCTCGTATGCAGCAAATGCAAGCGCCTCAACAACAACCCGTCGCTCCTGGGATGATGTGATGATGCCAGGCCAGCAACAACCAAACCAGCCAGTGACTATTGATGCTGTCATGGCGTTGCTACGCGACGGCGCATTACGTCGATTTAGAGTAGATATTGAGGTCGATAGCACGATTGTTGGCGACGAAAGCCAAGAGCGTAAAGACCGCAATGATTTTATCGCTTCCGTCACGCAGTTTATGCAGGGATGGGGGCCAATGGTGCAGGCAAATCCTGCCTTAGCTCCATTAGCGGGCGATCTATTATTGTTTGGCGTTCGGGCTTATCGCGTTGGTCGTGAGCTAGAAGAAACAATTGAGGACACGGTCGAAAAGATCGAACAACTGGCAAGTCAGCCTAAGCCGCCAAGCCCTGAGATTATGGCAGCGCAAGCTAAAGCACAGTCAGAGCAAGTAAAATCCAAGGCTGAAGTGCAGAAAAGCCAGTTTGACGTTCAGGCCGCTCAAGTCGGCGCGCAAGCTAAAATGGCGCAAGCTCAACTCGATCACCATGCGTCAATGCGCAAAGCCCAAATGGATGAAGTCAAGGCGCAGAATGATTTTCTACGCCAGCAAGCTGAAGCTGCAAACGCGGCCATGATGCCGCCAGGGGTTAATAATGTCTGATAACTGGATTGCCGGCGCTGTAAAGCATAAAGGCGCCCTACATCGTGAGCTAGGCGTTCCGATGGGTAAGAAAATACCAGAAGAAAAGCTAGAAAAAGCTGAAAAGTCTAAAAACCCGACAGAGCGTAAGCGCGCAGTATTGGCTGAGACGCTCAAAAACATGCACCACGGTAAATAATGACGTTACGAGCGTGTCGTGCCTGCGGTGATTGGCATAGATTAGAAGAAGATTGGCCTGCCGAATGTGTGGGTCATTTTCGTATTAATTATCAGCGTTCTGAATTATCAGCGCCCATGATTATTAAGGATGAAATGGGTGCGGTGCAGTCGCAGCTAACCGGCAAGATATACGATAGCAAGTCAGGCTTGCGTAAAGAATATAAAGCGCATGGCGTCACTGAGATTGGAAACGAAAAAATCCAGCCTCATACGCCAAAGCGTCCACAGATTAGCAAAGAAGAAATAGGCCAAGCCATACAAAAGGTAAAGGCAGGGTATCGCCCTAACACAGAACACGCCGGCATTAGCGCCTCGCGTTCTGGGTCTGAGTGGCACTAAGCGGTTTCAACTCCGCACATCCCAAAGGTAAATATGATTGAAGAAATTGACGACGCCCCATCAACGGGCGAAGGCGAAGTCGCGTCCAGCCCAACAGATTTACGTTCAATTATTGAAGCGGCTAGGGATAAACAGCGCGAAATATCGAATGATGTTTCAAGTGCTGAACCAGTCAAAGCCGATGAGCCGGAAGAAAAGCCGGAGCGCAAAGCCGATCGAGACGAAAAAGGTCGCTTTGCCGCCAAAGATAAGCCTGTTGAAGCTGTCGAGAGTGACTATCAGTCGCTTCAAGATACAGCAAGCAGCGATGAGGCTGAGAAACCCGCATATAAGGCGCCGGTTGGCTGGTCAGTGGCGGCTAAAGCTGCCTTTAATGAATTACCAGAAGCCGTTAAGGAAAGCATAGCCAAGCGCGAAGCTGAAGTAGATAAAGGCTTTGCGCGCTACGGTGGTTTAAAGCAGTTTGCAGAGGTCGCTGAAGAAAACGGCACAACCTTAGCGGCTGCGGTTCAAGATTACGCTAAAATAGAAAACAGCCTTCGGACAAATTACCTTGAGGGCGTTGATTTATTGAACAGTAGATTTGGCATTAGTCCTGTTCAATTCATACAGGCTTATGCGGCACGTTACGGCGTCGATCTTACAGGATCAAACGTGCAGCAATCACAGGGCTATCAACCCCCTGCGATAAACCCCGACGCTATTATTCAGCAAGCAACTGCGGCTTTCGAAGATCGTATGCTCCAGCGCGAAACTGTCGGAGAGATAGAGCGCTTTAGAAACGATCCAGCAAACCCGTATTTCGAGAATGTCCGTGAGGATATGGCAATCCTGCTTCAAAACGGGAAAGCTACCGATCTGAAGGACGCATACGAAAAGGCTTGTTGGGCAAACCCTGAGACAAGAGCAATCTTACTCAAGTCTCAACCTAATTCGACGCCTAACCCCGCGCAGGCAGTTCAAAAAGCCAAAGCAGCGGCAAAGGCGGTTGGCGGCGCTCCAAGCCCTGGTTTCAACCCCAGCGCAAAAGCAACACCACAAAACATGAGTATTCACGACAACATTAGAGCCGCGATTGCAGCGCAGCGCGGTTAAGAAAGGATAACCAATGGCTAGTCCCTTAGTGGCAAGCGTCGATTGGGGCGATGTGGTTACAACCACGCTTGAAAATCGCTCACGCGTTCTTGCTGACAACATTACAAACAACAATGCTTTGCTTGAGCGTCTTAAACAAAAAGGCAAAAACAAGCCTTTTTCTGGTGGTCGCGAGATCATGCAGGAACTGCGTTACGCGCAGAACCAGACGTTTATGTTCTATTCGGGTTTTGAGTTCCTTAACGTATCGCTGAATGATACGATGACGGCTGCTCGCTTCCCGATTAAACAGGCGTCGATTGCTGTCGTTTTGTCAGGTCTTGAAGAGCTTCAGAACCGTAGCGAAGAAGAGATGATTGACCTCATCGAAGCTCGCGTTGATACGGCTGAAGATACATTCTGGAACCAGATGTCTGCGGCTGTTTACTCTGACGGCACTGGTTGGGGTGGCAAGCAGATTAACGGCCTTGCGCTGTTGGTTTCTAAAACGCCTACCTCTGGTATTGTCGGCGGCATTGATCGTTCCAGCCAGGTTTGGTGGCGTAACGTAGCTGTAAACGCGAACACTGATAGCCGTGGCGTTGTCACTAGCTCGAATATTCAGAGCTATATGAACTCTACGTCAATTCAGTTGAAGCGTAATTCTGACGGCGTTGATCTGATTGTTGCAGATAATAACTATTATCTCGCCTATCTTGCTTCGCTTCAGTCAATTCAGCGTATCACTGATGACAAAGGCTCCGCAGGCGCCGGTTTCACGGCTGTCAAATACTATGGTGCTGGTAAGTCCGTTGATGTCGTTCTTGACGGCGGTAAAAACGGTCAAATCCCATCAAACACCATGTATTTCATCAACTCCGATTACTTGTTCTATCGCCCACATGCGAGCCGGAACTTCAAAGTAGTCGGCGGCGACCGCACCAGCATCAACCAGGACGCGATTGTTCGCATCATGGCTTGGGCCGGAAACATGACAATCGCCAATCCGTCCCTCCAAGGCGTCCTTTGGCAGTAAGGAGAGACGATAATGACAATTGCTTATTTTCCAGTAATGGGCGCGGGTGAAAAGACTTATGCGCCTATTGGCCCGACCGACAGCACTGTCGGCCCATATGCTAACTTTCGTCCTGGCACGATTGTTCACGGCGATGGCGGCGCTAGCTTTGTTGCTGCGTCTTTCACAGCAACGGCAAGCCAGGTTGTAAACCAGGGCGATCTCGCCTTTGTTGATAACAACTTTGTAGCGACGCTTGGCGTTACGAGCGCTGCTAAACTCGGTGTTAAGGTTGGCACTTTCTTCTTTGGTGGCAACTATCAGATGGCTCCAACATCTGCGGCCTTCTCTTTTACATTCCCTTCAGCGGGTGTGTATATTGTGTGGGTTCAGGTTGATGGCGTATCGCTTCTGAACTGCGCGTCAACGGCGCTTACGGGTAAAACCGTAACATCGTCAACGACCGCTGGTCAGGCTGACGCTCCTACTGCCGGCCCTGCTTCTGGCTCCTATACGCTTGGCGGCGTATTTCTGCCAGCAACAAACTACACGTTTACAGCGAATACGACGAATGGCTCTGCCGTTCTGACGAACCTTTCGACTGTAACGGGTATTTATCCAAACATGACGATTAGCGGAACGGGTATTCCTGCTTCTACCACGATTTCTTCAATCAACGGTAGCGCTGGAAATTACACGATTACGCTGTCGGCTAATGCGACGGCTACAGGCTCAACGATCACGATGACCTGTGCAAAATACGTCGAAGCCTATCTTAACAGCGCCTTTATCAGCGCTGCTAACTAATCTTGATCGGGGGGCGCTTATGCCCCCCTTTCTTTTGCGCCTTTTCAACGGGCAGGGGATAAAATGCAAGATACATTAGGCGGAGTTGGCGACCCATTCGCTACAGTTTCGGGTGGTTTTGGAATTGATTACGCTCAAATGAATAAAGGCGTTCAGCCAATATTCTTTGTTGAGCCAGTGGAAGATCAGGCGGCTTCAGAACGCGATGGCGTTCCGCGTTACCGCGAAGAAGAGCGCGTGAGATTGATTGTCGCAGGCGATATGTTTAACCAGCCTGTGCATCCAGTAGATAGCAATATTAAAGAGCGTTTTCCTGTGGCTTATGAAGCCTGGAAAGCCAAGAGACAAGAAAAGCACATTGATGGAACGCCGTTAAAACAGTGGCCGTTGCTGTCGCCTGTGCAGATTGCAGAATTTGAAGCCTCTGGCATTTTTTCGGTCGAAAGCCTGCGAGACATAGCCGACACGAATGTTAATCGTATCGCTGATGGTCGCATATGGCGCGAGAAAGCCAAGGCATGGCTAGAGCAAGCTAAAGACGGCGCGGCGGCTACAAGGCTAGCTGCTGAAAATGAGCGCCTTCGTGAGCAATTAGAACGCTTGGAAAAGCGTATTGATGAAATGGACAAAGAGGCTGTTAAACGCGGCCCTGGGCGTCCTGCAAAGGCTGATTAATGTCATTATTAACTATTTGCCAGAACGCGGCAATACGCATTAATTTTGGGGCTGTCCCAAATAGCGCGTATTCATCTACCGATACAAGCGTCTTGCAATTAGTTGCGTTTTCTCAAGATACAGGTCGAGAATTATTAGAGCGGTATGATTGGAACAATCTTAAAAACCAAGCTCTAATAACCGGCGATGGCGCGACGACGCTATTTAATTTGCCTTCAGATTGGATGCGTCTTTGTCCATCAGATAAGTCACCAATGGGCGCGTTGATTAGTTTGGCGCGTCCGACTATTCCATTGATTGGCCCCGTCAATGACGAATGGCTTAATCAAATGAAGGCGCTTCCAGCCTATCCAGCCTATCCAGTTTGGCGCATCGTCAATAATGAAATGGAAATATGGCCTGCTCTGGCAAGCGGTGAGGTTGTCCAATTCTGGTATTTTACTAAAAACTGGATACAATCTGGCTCAACCAGCGCTTATATTCAATCTTGGTCAGGCGATAGCGATACGTCGCTCATTGACGAAGATATTATAATGAAAGGCACCATATGGCGCTGGAAACGCGCTAAGGGCTTGGATTACGCCGAAGAATTTCGCGCTTATGAATTGTCTGTTGATCGTAACGCCGGTCAGCAAAATAATGAGCGTGTTGTTTCGACCAGCGATTATACTGTCAACTCAGATAATTTCTGGCCTGGTCAGATAAGCTATACGCCGCCATGAGATTAGCGCCTTTACGAGATAAAGGGCCATCCAAATCTCGCATATCACAACCGGCGCAAATACCGGCTCCGACTAAGGGCTGGTATGTTGGCTATAACATGGCTGAAGCGCCGCCAGGAACGGCGTATTTATTACAAAATGCTTTTCCTCAATTAGACTATGTCCGTATTCGCCGTGGCTCACAGGCTTATGCGACGGGTATGCCGTCAGCCACAGTAAACACGTTAATGCCGTGGCAAAACGCGACTAATTCTAAAATGTTTGCCGTATGCAATGGCAATATTTACGATGTCACCAATACGGGCGCAGTTGGCGCGGCAATGGTGACGGGGTTAAGCAATTCTGCTTATTTTAATTATGTGCAGTTTCAAGGATTATCAGCTAGCTATTTAGTAGCTGTTAATGGCATAAACCCTGTTTATCAATTTAACGGCACAAGCTGGTCTACGCCAACAATTACCGCTGCTTCTGGTTCTTTTTCGTCTTTTTCTAATGTTAATATATTTAAAAATCGCCTTTATTTTGTAGAAACAAACACATTAAACATATGGTATTTGCCAGTTAATTCTATTGCCGGTGCTGCGACAGTATTCCCGATGCAGGGCATATTTCGCAATGGTGGTTATATTGTAGCTACATCGTCTTGGGCGATTGATAGCACAAGCGGTATTTATGAGAGTTTTGTCGCAATTTCGTCTGAGGGCGAAGTTGTTATGTATGACGGTGCCGATCCAAGCGTTTGGACATTAAAAGGCACTTATAAGATTTCAAAGCCTCTTGGCCCTAGATGTTTTTCTAAGGCTGGCGGCGATTTATTGATTATGACTGAAGACGGCATTGTTCCCATGTCTGAGGTGCAGACATTGGATCAAATATCGCTGCAAAACGAGGCGATAACACAGCCTATAATGCCGGCCTGGAGGTCTGCCGTTATCGCAAGAACCGGCTTGGTTGGATGGCAAATCCAGCTATGGCCGCTGGAAAGCATGGGTATTATTAATTTACCTAAACTTTCTGCCGGCGATAAAACGCAATTTATTGTGAACGCTCGAACTGGCGCATGGGCGCAATATGTCGGGTGGGATGCAAATTGTTTTGCTGTGTATCAAAATGGTTTGTATTATGGCACATCTGATGGCCGTGTCATGCAGGGTGAAGTTGGTGCTGCCGATGATGGTGCTAACTATACAGCAACAATATTCCCGTCATTTACCGGATTTAACGACACGGTAACGCATAAACAAGTTAGAATGGTGCATCCTTATGTATCGTCTAATTTTGGTCAGCAATTGCAAGTAACTGTAAATGTTGATTATGATATTACAATTCCTCAAGCTCCAACTTCTATTATTCAAGGTAATTTTGGCGCGACTTGGGATAGTTCTGTTTGGGGCACAGCTATTTGGCCTAATAGTCTTGTGACGCAAAATTATTGGCAAACGGCAACTGGCTTTGGAAGCGTATTTAGCCCAGTTATCCAAGTCACATTATCATCTACTAACGTCACGCCAGATATACGGCTTATGAGAACGGATATATTATTTGAAGAAGGCGAGATAATTGCTTAATGCCTATCGCTCGGATGCGAAGTCGAAGGCTTACTTAGATAAAGCGCTAAATATAAATTTATCTCTGCCTTTTTGTGGTTACGTTATAGCAAACAAGCAAAATGATACAGTTGGTGCTTTTGTCTATAACGGGTTTACCGGCGATAATGTCGAGCTAACGATTGCCTGTGAAGAACGGGTAACAATTTCTATCGCTCGATTTATAGCATTAATCGCTTTTTTTGATCTCGGCTGCAACCGAATGTCGGCTCGGACAAGGGTATCAAATCAGCGCGCTATAAAAGCGATGCTTAATGTTGGTTTTAAGTTTGAAGGCGTTGCCAAAGAATATTTTGGCGGCGAGGATGCAATTTTGTTTGGCATGTTAGCCAAAGAGCAAAAACTGGTGAAACGGAAATGAATAGCCCGCAAGCTCCAAATCCTATGACTGCGATGTTGATGGCGAACGCCATGTCAAATCAACAAGCGCAGGCTAACCAGCAAGCAGCAGACGCCACGCGTAACGGAAATATGATTGATCAGTCAACCCCTTACGGGTCGTTGACTTATACGGCTGATCCTAATGCGCCTGGCGGGTATTCTGCAAATCAATCATTATCAGCACCATTACAAAATATTCTTAATTCCAATGAAAATTTAGCTCAAGGCGCAAGTAACGCAGCTAATTCAATTCTAAATAATAACGCCGCTAACATGACGGCGCAATCGCCGCAATATAATGCTCAAGATTTGAACCTTCAAAATGTTAATCCTAATTTACAATTAAACAATGTAAGCGGTGATTTAAGCCTACAAAATCTAAACCCTAATTTGCAGCTTCAAAACAATAACAGCCAGCTTGATCTAAGCTATAATGCAAATGCTCAAAGTCTGGCAGATTTAAACAAATCCACACTTGATCCCTATTGGAACCAGCAACAAAACAATTTCGACCAGGAAATGGCAAATAGGGGCGTTGTTCCTGGTTCTGTTCAATATGACAATGCTTATCGCGATTTTAATACCGCTAAGAGCAATGCTTATAATCAAGCTGATTTAAACGCTTATAATACGGTAGCAGGAAACGCCGCCACACAATTTAATGCCAATAACAATGTATTGAACCAGAATAATCAAAATGCACTAAGCCAATTTGGCGCAAATAACTCTGCAATTGCGCAAAACAACCAAAACGCACAAAATATTTATGGTGCGCAATATAATGCTGCTAATCAAAATAATGCCAATGCACTTAATCAATTTAACGCTAATAATTCGGCTGTAAACCAAAACAATACAAATGCCCTTAATAGTCAAAACGCCAATATTCAGAATTTTGGCGCTAGCTTACAGGCTTATAATAACCCATTTAATAACTTAGCGTCATTAAATGGTCAGACCTCAGTAAATGCGCCTATTCAATCTATTGGCTTATCGCAAACGCCTACGGCTAGCGTTCAATCGCCTGACGTTATGGGTGCCTATCAATCTGCATATGGCAATCAGCAAAACGCTTACAACAATCAGATAGCCAATAATAGCGCAATGATGGGTGGATTATTTGGTCTTGGTGGAGCGGTGGCTGGCGGTCTAGCTGGCGGGCCTATGGGTGCTGCAATGGGTTCTGGCCTTGCCAATGCTGGATGGGGGCTTGCTAATTCTAACGGTTATGCAGGGCCATTTGCTTCCTCATATTCTAATCCAAGGGCATACTAAATGGCTCTTACGCAAACGCTTCAAGACGACCCGTCAGCCGAAAACTATCTTTCCGAAGAAGGCATTAAGCGCAAACGCGCATTGGCTGAAAGCCTAATGCAGCAAGCGTCAGATACGTCGCCTATTCGCTCCCCTTGGCAGGGTGTTGCTCGATTAGCGCAAGGACTGATGGGCGGTTTCCATGAAGGCATGGCTAATGCCGCTGAGAAAGAAAATAACGATTATAATTCCACATTGATGAACAAGGTATTTGGAATGCCTCGCCTAGCGCCGGAAACCGGCAGCGGGCCTTCTGGCGATGTTTCATCTGGCACAGCAAGCAATTCTGACGTTTCGCCTAATATACAATCTGCTATTTTTACTGCGGCAGATAAATACGGTGTCCCGCGTCAAATTGCGCTTGCAATGGCAAAGCAAGAAAGCTCAAACAATCCCAATGCGCCACACGGTGGTTTGTTTCAAATAACAAAAGGAACTGCCTCACAGCCTGGTTATGGCGTCCAGCCAGTAGATTATAATTCTTTAAGCGACCCGTCAGTTAATTCTGATTTCGCTATGCGGTATCTGACAGCTAGAAATAAAGGGATTAATTGGAATGACCCTAATTCTGTCGATAAAGCTCTTGCTTCTTATAATGGCGGCGGCGATCCTAATTACGTTCAACATGTCCGTAGACACATACCTCAAGAAAACGCCGCGCCTGTCCAAGTCGCCAGCAATAGCCCGTCGCAAGCATTTTTATTAAGTCGTGAGGCGCGTAAGCAGGACGCACAAACAAAAGAACCTCAACCACAAATGGCGCAAGCGCAACCTAGTCGCGCGCAGCAAATCCTCGCCGCAATGTCTGATCCGCGTATTACGCCTCAAAATAGGCAGATATTGACGCAGCTATATACTGACGCGGTTAAGAATGAAGAACGCTATGCCGCGCCTTACATGGACGATTACGGCAATCTGATTCAAAAAGACCCTAGCGGTAAAGTTAATGTCCTTCACGCTTCGCCGGCAGAACGCGATAGCAGAACAAACGAACAAAAGAATTATGAATATTTAAATGCTCATCCAGAAGCTAAAGAATATTTTGAGCAAACCAAACAATTTAAGCCAGGGCGCCATGTCGTCGGCGGTGCGTTAATAGACGATAACGGCAATGAAATTTATAAGGCCAAGGGTGTAGGGCCTAGCCTTACGCCGGACGCTATTAAATTTGGTGGCGAGCAATTAGCAAGAGGCGATAAGTCTGTTTTAGCTAATTTAGGCCGTGGCGCACAAGGCGCTGAAAACGTAACGGCATTACGAAACGAAGCTGTTAATTACGCTTTGGCTCATAATATAGACCCGCGTAAGGCTATGGATGCTGCGGCTGAGTATATGGGCCAGCAAGCAGGCGAAAGAACCCTTGGAACGCAAGAAGCCAATGCGATGACTGCGGGAACCGAAGCCTCTAACGCATTGTTAATTGGTCGAGGCGCAAACGCTGCTTTGCCAAGAGGAAACTTTGTTCCTGTCAATCAAGCAGTTCAAGCATGGCAAAGTGGAAATAGCGATCCTCGTTTAGCTAAATTTGGTCAAGCTATGGCGACAATTGCCAATACTTATGCAAGAGCGGTTAATCCAAAAGGCTTGCCGCATGAGGCTGTTGTTTCTGACACGCTTAAGCGCCTTTCTTCAGCGCAGGGGCCGGAGGCGCTAAACGCTATTTTGGACGTTATGCAGCAAGAAATAGATTTAGCTGAAAAATCCCCTAATCAAGCGCGTGAAATTATCAAAGAAAATAGAGCGATGCGTAATGGCGATAAGCCAGAAAAACCTAGCTCCGGCGTAACAAGCAGCGGCTTAAAATGGTCGATTGAATAATGGCAAAGCTCAAGATTGGCGATCACACAGTTACGGTCGATGATAGCTTTAAAAGCCTGTCGCCTGCCGAACAACAAAGCGCCGTCGAAGAAATATCAAAAAGCCTGCCTAGCAAGGTCGCGTCTACTGCTAAGTTAGATGCCCCAGAAGATCAGGGCGATTTTTCTTTAGATAATGCTGTTCGATCTGTCGCTAATGGCATGACATTTGGACTTGCCGATCGTATTGCCGCCGCTGCCAATAGCGTTTTACCATTAGATAAAGGTTCGCATTTTCTGGATTATTCTGGAAACCTAAAAAATCAGCAAGAGCGCACAAACGCCTATAGAGAAAAACACCCCGTTTTAAACACGGTTGGCAATGTCGTCGGTAACGTCGCTGCATTACCTCTTATGCCGGAAGCCTTAACCGGCGGCGTTATGTCTGGGCCTGTCTTATCGCGTGTTGCCGCTGGCTCAAAAGCTGGCGCGCTTGCTGGCGCATTACAGGGCGCTGCGGATAGCCCCGATCTGACTGATGTGCATAGAACTGTAGGCGGCGCTGTTACTGGCGCTGGAACCGGCGCAGTTTTGGGTGGCGGTATTCCAATACTTGGCAAGGCTTTGGGCGCCGCTGGCTCAACAATAGCTGATAGTTTGCGCAATTATGATGGAATTTCCGCTCCTGCCGGTCGTTCGCTAATTAAAGCGCTTAAGCAAATGGCCCCTGGCGATGTTGAACACGCTGCCGGTCGCCTTGGCGATGAAGCGACATTGATGGATTTTTCGCCTGCATTTTTAGGCAAGGGGATGGGTGTTGCTGGCAATTCGCCGGAAGCTCGCAACACAATAACCAATATGCTAACGCGACGTAATAACGGCACAAGTAATCGTTTGTTGGGTGATGTGCAGGCTAATTATGGGCCTGCTGAAGCGCCGCGTATTCTTGATAAAAACATTAAAAACGAGCTAAAGCGCGCCGATTATCAAAACTATCGTGTTGGCGCTGGTTTAGAACCAGGCAATCCAGAACTGCCGGAAGTCAATACACAGGCTTTGCTTGACCATTTAAATAAGGCTTTACCGTATGCAGAGGGCGGCGAAAGGCGCGCATTAGCGACGCTAAAAGAACGCCTTATGATGGAAAACCCAGAGGCGGCAAATAATTTAAAGGCAAAAGACTTTATCCAAGAAAAGCCTAAAGGCCAGGTGCAAGATTTGATTTCTTTCTTGCGTGAAAGAGGCGGCGTTAGAGATGAAGGCGGCAATTTAACGTCTCAAAATTTACAAAAATTCCATAGGGGGCTTATCAATAAGCGCACTGGTATGCCTATGGATAAGGCGCGTGAAGCTGCTGCTGAAGCCGGTTATTTGGGAGGCGATACTGACGGCGCTGTCGCTGGCACAGATATTAATGATTTTATTGATGCTATCCACGATCACCCGCGCTATTCTGTTCACGATCAAGAAAAGCAATGGCAACGAGATGCTTACGACGCCTTTAAGGATGGACGCAATCGCAAGCAGATATATGCTGATGCTAGAGCGCAAGCTGAAGAAAATGCCGCTCCTGCAACAATACCAAAAACAAATCCCGTTAATCTGCATAAAATTAAGGGTGAGCTAGATAATCTGATTGAGCATAATTTACCTGGTCTTGGCATACAAGCGTCTGACGTAGCGACGCAGCAAGGCGCGCTGAAGCATGTTAGAGGTATACTGAATGATATTCTGGAAAATCAAGTTCCAGGCTATCGTGAGGCCAATAGAGCTAGTTCTAAAATTAGAAAACGCGATGAAGCCTTAAAACAGGGCTATGAGTTATTTGGCGGTAATCCAGGTCAATCAACAATTTGGCCGGATGAATTAGCTGCCCTGCGTAAGAGTTTAGGCCCTGCCAATGTAGATTTTAGAAATGGCGTAAGATCAAAGATTGAAGAAAAGTTTCGTAATACAGCTAATGATCTAACTGCCGGAAAAGCATTAACTGGCGGCGATAACGACTTTAAGCGCCCGCTTTTAGAGCAAATATTTGGCGAAGATGAAACGCGCAACGTATTAAATGCGGTAAACCGTGAAAAGCAATTTGCGCAAACGCATAATGATATAACGCGCAACTCTATGACTGAGCCGCGCCGTGTGGCGACTAAAGAAGAAGCGCCAGCAAATATAGGTAGCTTGGCAGGTATTAAAGACGCGATATTAACGCCAATCTTAAACCGATTTGCTGAAAGTATGCCAAGATCGGCGCAATATTACCCAGAAATGGCGAAGATATTAACAGCGCAAGGGCCAGAAAGAGATAAATACATTAAGGCCCTTTCTGAAGGTCTTAATAGGAAAATCGCTAAAAACGCTGCAATGGATAAGGCTGGAAATAGGGCCTCTCTAGCTGCTGCATTATTAGCTGCAAATGGCGCTAGGTCTTTAGCGCTGCCAACTATTGACGTTCCTGGTCGTCAATAAGTTTAGCAATATAGAAAATACCGCAAAGCAAAAAACCGCATAGCGTTAGATACGACGCAATGCTCATATTTTCACTCAGAAAAGTCAAAAACTTTCCCTCTGCTACAACGATAGTGAGCAGGGTGATCGTGCATATTATAGCAATAAGGCGATCCATATATGCCTAGACAAGCCAACGGAACCTACTTGCAGCCAGCTAACACTACGGCTGTAAGCGGCACCACAATTTCATCATCTGCCTATAATACCCTACAGACCGATTTAGGCAATGAAATAACCAATAGCGTTGATCGTGGCGGTCGAAGCGCGATGACGGCCAATTTAAACCTTGGCTCGTATCAAATCAACAACTTAGCTAACCCTAGTAATTCTACTGACGCCGCAAACAAGGCTTATGCCGACACGAAGCTGCCTCTAGCTGGCGGCACAATGACGGGCGCCATTAGCGTCAATTCGTCAAACAATCTTGGTTATTTAGCCTGGTTCAACGGCGCAACGGCAACCGCGTCATGGGGGGCAAATTCAACTTACGCCGTATATATTCAAAACGCATCTGGCACTGGCGTTATATATTCCGATCAATCCGGCAATTTAACTGCTGTTGGAACAATATCATCTGGGACGCATAACGTAACTGGGGATGTGTCTGCTTCTGGAACTGTATATGCGGCTAGCTCGCCTTGTTTAACAGCCGCAACATATAATTCTTATGCGCCAACATTAACTGGCGGCAATGCTTCTGGAACTTGGGGCATTAACGTAAGCGGTAACGCTGCAACGGCAACATTAGCTTCTAACGCTAATAATTCTTATGCGTGTTCTGGAAACGCTGCAACGGCGACAACAGCAACAAACCAATCTGGCGGCACAATTTCTGCGTCGTCAGGATATATTGGTTCACTTGGCGTTGGAACTGCCGCCTCTGGAACTGGGGGCGAAATTCGCGCAACTAATAATATTACTGCTTATTATAGCTCTGATATTCAATTTAAAACGAATATCGTAAATATTTCTGAGCCATTGCAAAAAATTAGAAAAATTAACGGCGTTGAATTTGATTGGACAGATAAATATATCGCAGATCATGGCGGCGAAGATAATTATTTTATGCGCAAACACGATGTTGGCGTCATTGCGCAAGAGATAGAGCGCGTATTGCCAGAGGTTGTTGCGACAAAAGATGATGGCTCAAAAGCCGTTAAATATGAGCGTATTTGCGCTCTATTAATTGAAGCTGTCAAAGAGCTAGATCAAAAAGTGAAGAAACTTGAGGTTCGCTAATGACGATCCCATCAAGCGGCCCGATTAGCATATCGCAAATAAGCACTGATAACGCTGATGGGTATGGTTTGGGGTATAGTTTAGCATCATATTGTGGGGTTTTATACGATAATAATGCTGGTGGTGTTGGAGTTTTCCCGTCAACAAATATTAGTTTTTCGTCTTTTTATGGCAGGCGTCGTGTAGATGCTGGCTCAAGGCCATACTCATCTACAGGATCAAATTCTATTGTTGTTCCTCCATATGTGACC